TGACTGAAACTCAATCACAACTGATTCGCAGCATTGAACAACAACTTGAGAATCTGATGTTGTTGAATGATGATCTTGCATATCAATATGAATGTGAGTTGTATTATGATTGCAATGAGGATGAAGAACCGCAACCGATTGTAGAAAACTTCACGCCCGAACTTCTTACTGAACTGGAAAATCTTGTCTATCAATTTGACAACTAAAACCATGAAACTTTACATTCTCAAAGAAGTTCTTTACGACTACACTGATGGAATGTGTGTCATTGCAGCAGAATCTATGCCTCAATGTGAACAGATCTTTATGCAAGAGTTTGGATATTTTACTGACTGCAATGGTGAACGTGTGAGAGATGAACAGGTGCAAAAAGAGTTCAACAATGCCAAAGTTACTATTATTGAATCTGTAGGACTTGATGAAGCAGGTGTTGTAGAGTATGTCTACGGTGGAGGTTGATTCAATGACTGATTACGGATTCTATTCTGAACAAGAACTCAAAGATCTTGCTGATTCTGATTTATCATTTGAGATTGCAGATGCTGCGATTTTGAATGTACCAGAAGCAGATGAATACCTGGATCTATTGATTCAAGAACTGAAACAACGCAACTGCTGATCATGAAGAAGTTTCCAACTGATGAAGAGATCCTGCAAATGTGTCGGGAAAAGTATTCAGAACTGACTGATGCTGATGATGAATTTTTCCTAGACAATCCTGTTCTCTGGCCCTTTGATTGGGTAAGTTTGCTGTATTGTTGATAAGAACTGATTTCTCTGCAATTCTATTTGAGCAGGTGGTTCATCCTACCTGTCAGGTGGAATTGCAGATTTATCAGGTTTTCACCCTAATGATAGCAAGGGATCTCAGCGAGTCCCATTCAAGAATCCGACAGGATACCAGCAGATCATAGCAATGTGACAATTCAATCTCTGTCACATGAAATGAGCACTGCACTCAGAATCGTGTATTCTTAAAGAGTCAAAGGAATCGCACCCAATGATCAACGACATTCTTCAATCTCTCCCACAATTCATTATGGAAATGGATGCTGATTGGGAGATGGTTTGTGACTTTGTTTTGTCACAAGATAAGTCCTTAAGTGAATCTCAATGGTTAGCAGTTGAGAAAGTTTTTCTGGAGGAGATTGATGCCTGAGTTTGCTGTTCAACCTAAGTCATTTGGTGATTTCGATGATCATGCTGCAGAGTATTGTGCAAGTTGTGATGATGCTCAAGATGTTGCATTTGACTGGAGCATTGATGAAGGTGGAGCGCCAATGATCATCTGGAAATTAACATCTAACAATCCTATTCGCTGGTCTGAGGTAACTGCCTGATGTTCACGATTAAGTATCAAACTCCATACAATTCTTGTGAGTGGAGAACACAAAGTTTCTCTACACTTGATGAAGCAAAACGAATGGTAGATTTCTATCGTTCTTGTGGTTCACCTGCACACCTTATCTGACTGAAACAATGCAATTTCAAGTTCTTGACATTGAGTTTGATTTCACTGATGATGTTGATGATGAACCACTAGATGTTGAAACACAAAATGACATCTATGATGAAGTATTTGGTCAAGTATGGGAAGCAGAAGATGAAGATGATTTAGTTGAAGAAATCTCATGTGCAACTGGTTGGTGTATTAAATCTCTTGATTATCGTCACGTTCTGAACTGAATCATGAACACTGCAATCTTTGATTCTGCTTTCTTCGGTTATCAAAACTTGCCCAATTCTATTGAAGTGAATGATCGTAAATTGATTCCAATTAAAACTCTAAACGTATTTCAAAGAGGAACTCATTTTGTTCAGTATGCCTGCAAACTTCTAAAGATTGAGATTCATCGCCCAGTCAAAGGTTTGTTATGTGTAGAGGATCAGTGTGCTCAAGTTCTTGAGTATTTGCATCAAAACTATGTGCCTGGTCGTTATACTAAACAAGCAATTCTAAATGTTCTTAATGTATTATGATTGAAACTGATTTCTTTATTCTGAACGGTGAACAGTATCAAGAGTTTTATACTGAAGCAACAAAGGTAGGTGTTAGTATTGATTATTATCTGATGGAGTTCTGTGATGTTGAAGGTGAGGATGTTTATGTGTGATTCTTTTTCCATCTTTTAGCAGCACCAATTTTGCCCAATCTACTACATTCTTCCGCATCATAATTCACTCTTTTTTTATACTCATCACTTGTCCATCTAAAGTGTTGAGAAGGAGTAAAGTTTCCCCATTGAATGATATGATCAGTTGTTTTCTCAAATAGATACCATCCTCTGCATTGTTTCTTATTTGAGTTATCACTACGAATGGAATTGTAAATACCTTTCATTCCACTTTTTTGCATTTCAATGTCTTTCATAAAGTGGTATTTTGATTGCCATTCTTTATACTCACCTTGCTTATTGTAACCATAGACAGGAGTTAATTGTCTTGCACCTTTGTTAGTTTTAATAGATACAGGTTCTTCTCCTTGATATGAAAAACGTAAATTATTTGCTGTTGAATATGTACCTTTAACGACCTGACTTATACCAGATAGATGTGTATCTGTTTTTCTACTTGCTTCTGTTAAACTATCATAATCAGCAATCTTTTCTTCTTCTAAAGTATAAACGCTAACTGCTATTTTCTTGTCTTCATTTATCCATCCTTCACCACCAGTTGTTGCATTGTATCCCTTCTCTCCGTAGGTATTAAGTTCTTTGATAAAGTGTCTCTCTCTTTCCGTTTCTTTATCTTCAGAACATTCCTCCAAAATCTTAAATCTAAAATTGTGAGTTCCGTATTTTCTCATTGCAAGATAGATTGGATAATCTAATTCACGAGAGTTGGCATTTCTTATATGTTCTTTCCATCTATCTGTTGGATTATCTTTTCTGGTCAGACCAACATATGACTTGTGATTTATAGTATTGGTGATGGAATAGATGTATGCCATTATATTGAGTGGGTGACTTTTACCCCTTTATTTATAAGATTTTAACCCCTATTTTGTGTTGTTTTTATACCTAAATGCTTATAAAAACATATTTAAGTTTTCAACAACCCTGTGGAAAAAGTATAATAAATGTGTGGAAAAACCTGTGGAAAAGTGTTAAAATGGGGGATAACTTATGTTCACTTAAATGTCTCCAGGTCTTGTGATCTAAGGCATCTTAACATAAGGACCGCACTTTGTCAACCACGGGAATATCAAAAATCCCACACATCCTCTTCAAAATATATAAGGACTCTACATAAATACGTCCAACCCCTTGACATAAACCTCACAGCATCTTACAATACTTTCAGTAAACCAACGGAGAACACTCTCATGGCAGTTGCGTATCATCAGGCACAGAAGGTTCGTTATCGGGTAACTTTGGATCTTGAGGTTTTTGAGGATATGAACCCACACCAGATTCAGTGGGATAAGGCATTGAATCTCGAACCTGCTGAGAAAGTTTCTGCATATGTAGAGGATTTAAGCATACCTGATAGTTGGTGAGTTAGTATAAAGAACTCTGAGACCTTGTGTCAATTCAATCTCTGGCACAAGGTGCTTGACTTGTGACAGGATCTGTGCGATTCTATAAGGGTCAAGATCACCACACACCAATGCGTAAGATCGAAACCCTGATGAATGAAGCAGTGATTGAAGCACTGAACTGGAAAAGTGGCAACACTGAGGTTAAAACAGACAACGCAAATATGTCTCGTGTGTTTCTGCACGGTAATCATATTGCAACCATTGGTGACAACTTCATTCAGTTATTTGATGGGGGTTGGCGTACAGCAACCACGAAATCACGTCTCAATTCTTTACTCTTTGCTCACGGTGCTGATGATCATGTTTTCCAGAAGAAAGGAGAGTGGTTTGTGTCATCTAACGATAGCACAGTTAAGTTCATCAATGGTATGATTCTTGACTGATTCTTGATACCTTGTGACAGTGAGGGAACTGACCACAAAGTTCCCCACTGCACTCAAAATGCTCTATATTAAGTTCATCGGGGGGAGGGAAACGAACCCTGATCACCAACACAAACTCACCGACAATGACCAAACAACAAGCACTCTACATCTTCCGCAATGTGCATCAAGGCGTTGTGCGCGGTGATGTAACTTATACCCGTGAGAATTGGAATAACTTTACTGATTATCTGTGCAAGAATGGTGAGATCAGTGACAAACAATATAACACTTGGTGCAACCCTTTCTGATCCTTAAGTAACACTAACTTCACTCCAATGACTGTTACTCAATTCGCAACACTGTCTAACATTGACCTTGCAATCGCTGAAGCACAGGGTAAAGTAAAGGTGACACGGTTAGCATCAACGAAACCCCGTAAGTCTGACCTGGTGATGACACAAACTAAGGGGAATCGTTGTAGAACTAACCGTAGCAGTGGCACTAACTTTGTGACACAAGTTCGCTGAGTTAGTTACACAATATGTCCATTCTGGATGCAATCGTGAGTGAGCAATCTGCAGAGGTAAGTAACAACGAACCCACTACAGATCCGATCGAGTTCTGATCACTCACTGTGCGGTCTCTCAGTGTTACTCAGAGACCGCACACATTCTTTATACAAGTACCTAAACAGTTAGGTATTATAATTAAACAGTGGTGATTGATTCTTTATAGTCGTAATCGCAGTTTATTCGTTATTCTTATTCGCAGTTAATTTTTTTAATTGTTTATTGTTTATATCGGGCGATGCGTTTATAAAAATCGATAAGTCCCTAACCTACAGAGGTGACAAAACGCGAACGATATATCACACTCATAAATTTTTTCCGGAAGTAAGATGAGCACCTATAAGGTTCGCAAAAGAACCTCCTATTGGAATTTTTGGAAGGTTGTATTAGCGGGATGGATGATTCGTTATCCACGCCCCTTTTTTGTTGCTTTTGGATTTTTGATAGTGCTGATATATAATGCAGTGGTGAATTAGAATTGACTACAAAAAATTCCGGAGATATTTTTCACATGGAAAGAGTTTATCACATCTATGCAAAGGATAGATGTTTATTTCATTCACTAAAAGAAGAAGAATTTGCAGCAACTTGGAATACACTCAACAATATGATTGGTTTAATGAAGACTGACTATAGTGTTGAGGATTTATCATATGAAGAATTAACTGTGAGTAAAGAAACAATTTTAAATTCTTCTCATTGACAAAGACATATATACACTGTTAAAATTGACATTGAAGGTTTATTTCTCTTATGGCAAAAGGATTTACTGTTAAAGCTGCTACTCCAAAAAAGACAGAAGCAGAGTGGGACTATGATGCAATTAAAGAACGAATGAAAGGAAAGACAATTGTATTCTGTCTTCCTGGTCGCGGATGTTCTTTTATCTTTCTGAAGAACTTTGTACAACTGTGCTTTGATATGGTACAGAATGGTATGAGTATTCAGATCTCTCAAGATTATTCTTCGATGGTTAACTTTGCACGTTGTAAGTGTCTTGGTGCAAATGTACTTCGTGGACCAAAGCAAGTACCTTGGGATGGAAAACTACAGTATGATTATCAACTATGGATTGATAGTGATATTGTGTTTACCACAGAAAAGTTCTGGCAATTGTGTGATGTTGCATTTCCTGCAGAAGGTGAGGAGCGTCCTATTAGTGCTGGATGGTATGCAACAGAAGATGGTCACACTACCTCAGTAGCACACTGGTTGGAAGAAGATGATTTCCGCAAGAATGGTGGAGTCATGAACCACGAGACTGTGGAATCGATCAGTAAGCGTAAGAAGCCATTTACCGTAGATTACACAGGTTTTGGATGGGTGCTCATTAAGAAGGGAGTCTTTGAGAACCTTGAGTATCCTTGGTTTGCTCCGAAGATGCAAGTTTTTGAATCCGGAGCTGTTCAAGATATGTGTGGGGAGGATGTGTCATTCTGTCTTGATGCAATTGACAAGGGTTTTGAAATCTGGTGTGATCCTCGTATCAGAGTGGGACATGAAAAGACTCGTATTATCTGATGAAGAAGTATAACGTATTCTACAAAGGCAATAAGATTTATGTGGACCTTACTCATGAAGAATGTGCAGAGGTCCTTCAAGATATCTCGGAAAAGTTTTTTGCGGGAGTTGATAACATTAATCCAAACCTAATTGAACTGGAGGAAATTAACAATGGCTAAAGGCGGTGGTGGCAGTAAGGTTATTTTTGAACCTGGAGCACCGAAGAAAACACGTCAGGGACGCTCTGCTCGTACATTACTCAGTGCAACCTCTCGTAATGGTAAAAAGAAAAAGTATCGCGGACAAGGTAAAGGTTAATAGTATAGATAGAGCAGGAAGAAATTCCTGCTTTTTTATTATCATTCTATGGCATACTTAAATCACAATCTTCCAACATTTACTTGTTACATTCGTAATGAATTTCTCTATAACCATAAAAAAGGCCATGGGGAGGTAACTTTATGCGACGTACACTCTGTAGCGTCCTTAGAGAAGCACGTACCCCTCTTTGAGGTGTTTTTAGAGAATGGGGTCAACTGGACTCGTAGACCAATTCATGCACTATGTTGGAAACCAGATACACCAGTTCAAGAATTAGAAGAGTGTATGTGGTGGGATTGTTTTTCTCCTTATGTTGATGTTCAAGTTCGTTCAAGATTGGCTAACTTACGTGCTGAACTCATCAATTATCGTGGAGAAAAGAATGAAGGAACTTATATGTTCACTCTTGATTGGTCATGGGAGTCAAAATCAACTCTGAATACGAATTTCAGTGAGACTCCAGAGCATAAATCTGCTCATTTTTTCAAGATGGACAATGGAAATTTCTATGCATACCCAAATAATAAGATTTTATGGTACGATGATGCATGGACAAAGAATAGAATTACTAAAAATCCAGGCTATGAGATTGATTTAACGGAATATTCAGTCGAAAATCGTCGTAAAATTGAGACATCTGATGATTTTATGTACGAAATTACAAAAATTCGGGATAGCAACCCCGTAAAAAGTTCTGATTTAACAAATCAGGAGCAAAACAATGACCAAAAAAGTCGATAAAGATGAAAATTTCATGAAAAATGAGTGGGGAACTCAATATTTGTCAAGTGAATATGGTTGGGAGGATCAGATTAAGAAGCAAAAGATGCTTCGTGAGATCGCAAATGATGATTTAACTCCCAAAAAGCACGATTTCTTTCATCAAAACGAAATACATGAAAAAATTCGCAA